AGGGTACTTTTAGCAAAGCGGATAACACACAAAGCGGATATGGCCGACACACTGGAAGGTGTGCGCAACGCCATTGATGATATTTTTTATGACTTAGGGGAATAACATGAACGACGATGACGACATCCAAGAATACGTAAACCCAAACAAACAACGCAACGATGTGCTCGAAGAAGTGGCGAGGGCGGTGTACGACTTCAAAGCTTTTGAGAAAGACACTATGGCAAGCTTCGCGGCATACATCAGGGGGATGAAGCGATGAAAGGACAAGGACAAGCGCAAAAAAGTTATGTTGCCGAAAACCTACTTGCTTATTCGGCTACAAGAGAATTTAACAAGTTTCGTTCAAGCCGAAAGAAGTTGTGCTGGAAATGCCAAAAAGATAAACCTCAATACGGCGGTCACGCTCAAGTGCTGGATGGTTTTGGCGGTAACGTTCACAAGTTTGTTTGCAGAGATTGTATAGTTGCCAAAGAAAAAAGGATTGCGGAATGCCAAGACCCAAACCCCCCGAACCCATAACATTTAGAAACATCCGTATGTCTGACAGGCAGTGGATTATTTTTAACGAACTTGGTGGTGCTGAATGGTTACGTGAGTTTCTCGAAAAGAAAGCACCAATGCCCAAGCAGTACTACGACAAACTCTTACAGGAAAAACAAAATGATTGAACCCGTAAAGCAACTGGAACTGTTCCCCACTGCCAATGATATGCAGGTGGGGGGCGATCACTACATGGACAGGTGCATACAACCTTGGGACTACATCGTCAGCAATGACCTTGGCTTTCTTGAAGGCAACATCATCAAGTACGTCACACGTTGGAAGCATAAGAACGGGGTGGATGATCTGCGTAAGGCACAGCATTACTTGGCTAAACTGATTGAGGTGAGTGATGGCACAGACCCCCGAAGTTAAAGTTAAAGCCCGTGTGCGCGCCATCCTTGATGCACTGGGTATCTACTACTTCATGCCCCCTGCCAACGGATACGGCAGGCAGGGCATACCCGACATCATCTGCTGTATGGCTGGCAGGTTCGTAGCCATCGAGTGCAAGGCAGGCAAGGGTCAACTGACTGAACTACAAAAGCGTGAGCTAGACAAGATCATGAACGCCGATGGCCTGACCTATGTTGCACGAGAAGATAACTTAGTGGAACTCAAAGCTATGCTTCAAGAAGAGATAGCACCTACACGCAAGCACTTGACCATCAAACGAATACCGGCGCCCCTTGGTACGGTATACAAATCAGAAGACGAGATCATTGCCGAAGAAGGTCTTGACGTACTGGCTAGAAGGAACTCATGAACCTAATCACAATCGACTTTGAGACTTACTACGATCAGAAGTACAGTCTGACAAAGATCAGTACGGAAGAGTACGTGCGTCACGACAGGTACGAGACCATTGGCTTTGCATACAAGATAAACGACGAACGCTGTGTATGGGTGACGGGCACCAACGAGCACATCCAAAAGGTACTGGATACCCTGCCGTGGGATGACTCACTTGTACTGGCACACAACACCATGTTTGATGGCGCGATCCTGTCGTGGCGTTATGGTGTGAAGCCCAAGGGCTGGTTAGATACCATGAGCATGGGACGTGCCCTGCATGGCGTAGATCAAAGCGTGTCCCTTGCATCGATGGCTGTGCGCTACGCTGTGGGTGAGAAGGGTACAGAAGTTCTGAACGCTGTAGGTATAGGGCGTGAGTTCTTTAGCCCCGATGCCCTTGCCAAGTATGGTGCGTACAGCCGCAATGATGTGGAGTTAACGTACAACATCTTTCAAATGATGATGCAGGCAGGTTTTCCCAAGGGTGAACTTAAGCTGATTGATCTGACGTTGAGTATGTTTATTCACCCCGTGCTGAAGCTTGATACTGAAGCATTGAAACTGCACCTTGCTGATACGGTGGCTCAGAAGAAAGCCCATCTGGTCAGTGCACTGCAAGCCGTGGGCAAGCAAGACCTTGCGGTCAAGCACATCCTTGGTGATGAGGAAGCACAGGCAGAGGTACGCAAGACACTGATGAGTAACGTACAGTTTGCCACCATGCTCAAGGGCTTGGATGTGGAAGCCCCCACCAAGATCAGCCCCACCACAGGCAAGCTAACCCTAGCCTTGGCCAAGAATGACGAGGCGTTCAAAGAGTTGCTTGAGCACGATGACCCACGGGTGCAAGCCCTGTGTGCGGCACGCATTGGCACCAAATCAACCCTAGAAGAAACTCGTACACAACGGTTCATTGACATCAGCCACCGTGGGGCGTTTCCTGTACCCCTTAGATACTATGCTGCCCATACAGGCAGATGGGGCGGTACTGACTCAGTGAATCTACAGAACCTGCCAAGCCGTGGGCCAAACGCAGGCAAGCTGAAGAAGGCGATCCTTGCACCCGAGGGTTATGTGTTTATTGATGCTGACTCAGCCCAGATCGAAGCCCGTACGCTGGCTTGGGAGTCGGGTCAGGATGACTTAGTAGAAGCGTTTGCAAAGGGCGAAGATGTATACAAGATCATGGCGACGGCTATATACGGCAAGAGTGAAGCTGAGATCACGAAGGACGAACGGTTTGTCGGTAAAACTACTATTCTGGGTGCCGGATACGGAATGGGTGGTGCAAAGTTTCAAGCCCAACTCAAAACTTTTGGTGCTGAGATGTCGACCGAGGAGTGTGCGCGTATTATTTCGGTCTATCGTGACCGCTATGCAAAAGTCCCAGCACTTTGGCGTGAGGCGCAGGAAGCCCTCAAGTGCATGATGCGCGGCATGACCATGAAGCTGGGTAAAGATGGCCTATTGACTGTCGATGATAAAGGCATCCTTCTCCCGAACGGGCTACACATTTATTACAGCGTGTTGGATGAGTCCATTGAGAATGACAAGCGGCAGTTTACATACCAAACCCGCAACGGGCGCATTAAAATATATGGTGGAAAAGTTGTAGAAAACTTCACACAGGCCATTGCGCGGTGTATCATTGGCGATCAAATGCTAAAAATTGCTAAGCGATACAAGGTCGTGCTTACCGTGCACGATGCTATTGGTATTGTCGCTAGGCAAGAAGAAGCCGATGAAGCACGTGCTTATGTGGAATCCTGCATGCGTTGGGTTCCGTCATGGGCTGAAGGTTTACCAGTCAACTGCGAAAGCGGTATGGGATTGAGTTACGGAGATTGTTGATGGCAAAGATTCCTGCATGGTCATTCAGTAGCCTGAAGACATTTACCACATGCCCCAAGAAGTTCTACCATACCAAGGTACTCAAGGACATCAAGGAACCCGAGGGTGAGCAAGCCCTCTATGGCAAGTTGGTACACGAGGTTGCTGAGTTGTACATACGGGATGGCAAGGAGATACCTGAGAAGTTTGCCTTCATCAAGCCTGCGCTCGATAGCCTGCTCAAGATACAGGGCGAGAAGTTTTGTGAATTAAAGATGGCATTGACTGAGAAGCTGGAACCCTGCGACTTCTTCTCCCCCGACTGCTGGTTCCGTGGTGTAGCTGACCTGCTCATCATTGACCGCGAGAAGGGCGAAGCCCGTGTGATTGACTACAAGCTTGGCAAGTCACGCTACGCTGACCTAGGGCAGTTGGAACTCATGGCACTTGCAGTGTTCAAGATGTTCCCAGAAGTCAAGAAGGTCAAGGGTGGCTTGCTGTTCTTATCCGAGGATAAGTTTGTACCAACTATGTTTGAAGTAGAACAACAGCACAGGTACTGGGGCAACTGGATGCCCAAAGTCATGATGTTGGAAGGCGCATACAGCGCAGATATTTGGAATGCAAAACCCAACGGATTGTGTAAAAATTACTGCTGGGTGTCATCCTGCGCCCACTGTGGAAGGAAATGATATGCCCTACGTAAACAAACCTAGACCCTATAAGAAAGAATACCAACAGCAGTTGGACAGAAATGAATTACCTACAAGAAGAAAACGTGAGCAAGCCCGTGACCTTTACGACAAAGAAGGCATTGACCGTACGGGAAAAGATATTGACCACAAGCGCCCACTATCTAAAGGTGGAAGCACGGCCAAGAGCAACCTGCAACTTAAAACACCGAGCGCCAACCGTTCGTTCAGCCGCAACAGCGACCACACCGTGAAGGTAAACAAGCCTAAGAAAAAATAATACGTGTAATACGTGCCACGTCAGGTGTGAGTGGTGGCACGGGGGGCTTTTTAAAGTTGAACCCTTAAACCGCATCCGTCAGAGTTTTTACTATTCCGTTTAGATGATCTGACCGATTGACACCCGTAAGGTGTCACCTAGCGATCGAAAGTGGATGTCACTTTCGGTCTGTTTTGCATTGGAGAATGTATGGAAATCATTGACGGAAAAGCATTAAAACTTAAATTAAAGAACCCGTACAGGGTCTTGAACGTGATACCCAAGAGCGCATTGCTTGAGGAAGGCCCCATCAGTACAGTGATGGTGCACTGGGGTTTGGAAGAAGCGCAGGTGTTAAAGAACCTGAAGGTCAAGAACGTACCATCCCCCATCGTTGCCAAATACAAGTGGCCGGGTATCTATCAGCCGTTCACACACCAGAAACAAACAGCCGCGTTTCTTACTCTGCACAGACGTGCCTTCTGCTTCTCTGAGCCGGGCACAGGCAAGACGCTATCGATCACATGGGCGTGTGATTACTTGATGAACACCAAGCACATCAAGCGGGTGCTCATTATCTGCCCCCTATCAATCATGCAGTCAGCGTGGCAGAACGACATCTTCAAGGGTGCGATGCACAGGAAGGTTGGCATAGCCTATGGCTCCAAAGAAAAGCGGCAGCAAGTAATCAATTCAGATGCAGAGTTTGTCATCATCAACTACGACGGCGTGCCCATTGTGGAAGACGACATCGCCAAGGCTAACTTTGACATGGTGGTGATCGATGAAGCCAACGCCTACAAGACTGCAACCACTACCCGCTGGCGCACCCTGAACCGGATCGTCAAGCCCAATATGTGGCTATGGATGTTGACAGGAACCCCTGCCTCACAGTCGCCCCTTGATGCGTACGGTCTGGCTAAGCTAGTCAACCCATCAGCTACACCCCGTAGCTTCTCCATGTACCGTGACCAAGTGATGAACAAGATCACTCAGTTCAAGTGGGCACCCAAGCGGGAAGCAGAGCAGGTGGTCAGCACACTGCTTCAGCCTGCGATCAGGTTTACCAAAGAGCAATGCCTTGACCTGCCAGACTTGCTGTACGCAGAGCGTGAAGTTCCCATGACCCCACAGCAGATACGCTACTACGAGAAGCTACGCAAGGTGATGGCCATGCAAGCGGCAGGGGAGGAAGTCACGGCAATCAATGCAGCCGCCAAGCTGAACAAGCTACTGCAAATCTCCTGTGGCGCAGTCTATTCCGACAGTGGTGAGATCGTGACCTTTGACTCTAGCAGTCGCACGGCTGTGCTCAAAGAAGTCATTGACGAATCCAGCCATAAGGTATTGGTGTTTGCCCCATACCGCCATGCCATTGAGATTCTGTTTGAAGAACTGCGCAGGGATGGCTACACAGTGGACGTGATACACGGGGGTGTACCTGCTGGCAGGCGCACTGAAATCTTTCGCAAGTTCCAAGACGAGCCAGACCCACGGGTGCTTGTCATACAGCCCCAAGCTGCATCACACGGTGTCACCTTACACGCGGCAAACACCATTGTTTGGTGGGCGCCCATTACATCATACGAGACATACGCGCAAGCCAATGCACGTATCCACAGGGCAGGGCAAGTCAACAAATGTTTGGTTGTCAAGCTCCAAGGAAGTCCAGTAGAGGCCAAGCTGTACAAAGCTTTAGAAACAAAAG